TGGCGAGGGCGTGACTGCGAATGCGGTTGCGTATAACAGCGGCTGGAAGACCACGTTGTCGGGTGCGGTCACTGCCGGCATGGATGCCAGTCCTGACTGGTATTTCCAAGCTGTTGCGACGGCTTTGAGCGACGGCGCGACGCTGGAATACAGCCGTGGTCAGATCGAGGTCAAGCCTTCGCTGGCTTACACGGGCACGCCGGGCGCATTCGACGGTCGGACACAGGCGCAGCAAGATCTGGATGCAGTGCAGGCCGCGATTCGTAGCCTGATCAGTGGTGGTGCTGTTTCGGAGTACAGGATCGGCAACCGCAACCTGAAGCGGTACGATCTGTCTGAGTTGATCGAGCTTGAATCAAGGCTAAAGTCAATTGTGGCCAAGGAGAACAAAGCGAAACTGATCGCTTCTGGTCTCGGCGATCCGCATAATCTTTACATTCGATTCGATCGAGGCTGATGGGATTCCGCACAAGACTGCTCAGGCGCCTCGGTTTGCAGCCAATTCCGCGTGATCAACCGCGTCGGAGTCGGCGGCGTGCTTATGCCGGTGCGTTGATCTCACGCTTGACGAATGACTGGATGTCATCGCAGGCAAGCGCTGATGCGGAGATTCGGACCAGTTTGCGGAAGCTGCGTGACCGCAGCCGCGAAATGGTGCGGAACAATCCGTACGCCAAGCAGGCGAAGCGAACAACGCAGATCAACGTTGTCGGCTCGGGCATCAAGCTGCAGTCTCAGGTGCAGCAAGTTCGGACGCGGAAGCCGAATGAGCAGGTCAACCGGCTGATCGAGCAGAAGTGGAACATGTGGTGTCGAGCGCAGCATTGCGATGTTGCTGGTCGGCATAGCTTCCACATGATGGAGTGGTTGGCCGTTGGTGCGTTGCCGGAATCCGGCGAAGCGCTGTTCAGGATCATCCGTCGTCCGTTCGGCGGCAGTCGAGTGCCATTGGCGTTGGAGATGCTCGAAGCCGATGTGCTAGATGAGGAGTATCAGGGTCCGACGCTTGCAAGAGAGAATGAGTGGCGGATGGGTGTGGAGATCAACGAATGGGGCCGCCCGGTGCGATATGCGTTCCTGACGCGTCACCCAGGTGATTACTGGTTCCAGAATGTGCCGGAGAAAGGCGGGAAGCATGTGTTCCTGCCTGCCGAAGACGTGATTCATTTGTTTATCCCCGAGCGCCCGCAGCAAAATCGCGGTGTGCCGTGGTTCCATCCGGTGATGGCAGATGCGCATCAGCTTCAGGGCTATGAGGAGGCTGCAGTGATCCGTGCGCGTGCGGGCGCATCGATCATGGGTTTCGTGACATCGCCTGAAGGCGAACTGGAAGGCGATGACGTTGAGGATCAGCGCCGGATTTCGGAGTTTGAGCCTGGGATGTTCAAGTATCTGGAGCCGGGCCAGAACGTAACGGTGCCAAACATCAATTCACCCGACCAGCAGTTTGAGATGTTTGTGCGCAATAAAGTGCGTAGGTTTGCAAGTGGCTTTGGGTGTAGCTATGAAACGCTGAGTCGTGATTTCTCGGATACGAACTACAGCAGCTCACGACTGAGCCTGCTTGAGGATCGTGAGCACTGGAAGGTAGTACAGGCTTACTTAATCGAGCATTTTCACATGCGGGTGTTCCGCGAGTGGTTGAATCTGGCTGTTCTGGCGGGTGAGCTGCCGTTTGATGACTATGACGCCAGGCCGGAGCGGTATGACACGCGAAGGCTTACCGTGAAATGGAGCAGGCCGGGTACATGACAAAATCGCAAATCGTTGCGAAACTAGGCGGAGACTTCTACGACAACTTGACTGAGCTGTCACGCGAGCAACAAGCAGCGGTTGACCTTAGTGTTGAGCTTGATCGCGACATCATCGATCCAACCCAGGAGGTTATTGAGTAATGCCTGCTATGCCGACCGAAGGGATGCGCGAGGAAGCTCGCCGTTACCGCGCATGGAAGGAAGAGGGCCATGAGGGCGGCACTGAGGTTGCGGCTCGTCGTGCCAGCCAGATTTTGAGCGGTGATGAGCTGAGCGATGAGACGATCGTGACGATGAGCGCATGGTTTGCGCGTCACGAGGTGGACAAGGAAGCTGAGGGCTTCGAGCCGGGTGAGGATGGCTATCCATCACCGGGTCGTGTCGCATGGGCCGCTTGGGGTGGTGATGCAGGAAAAAGCTGGGCGGATAACCTGGTTGAAAGCATGGATCGCGCAATGGTGATCGGTGATGGCGATCGGCCGTACCCGAACGAACATGCCGCTCGTTTGCGGAATCCTGATCAGTATGACCGGTTCCGTCGCCGGAATGATGGTGGAGGTGATGGAGTGGACTTCATCTTTGGAATCAAGGAAGACGAGGATGGCGCTGAGCTGCAGGCAATCCGATTCCGGTTGTCGAAGTTCACTGCTGCCGAGGCTCGTGCCTGGTTGGACGAACGCGATTATGAGGTGATGGAATTCGAGGAAGCTACTGGCGACCGCAGCGAGGTGCGGGCTGAGCCGGGCGATTTGAAGGAGGGTGATTTCGTGAGCTGGAACAGCTCCGGCGGTCGCGCTCGCGGTCGGATTGAGCACATCATGCGTGAGGGAACGCTTGGAGTGCCTGATTCCGAATTCAGCATCAATGCAACAGCAGAGGATCCGGCGGCGTTGATTCGCATCTATCGCCCTGGCGACGATGGCTGGGAGGCTACTGAAACGATGGTGGGACATCGATTCAGTACACTGACAAAGATCGAAGCACTACGCGAAATGGAAGAAGTGAATGTTCGCGACCTTGAAGGCGCGAAATTCAAGCGTGTTGAGACCACAAGTTTCAATGTGCTTGATGAGCGGACGATTGAGTTTCCGTTCAGTTCTGAGTATCCCGTGGCTCGTTATTTCGGAAACGAGATCCTGAGCCACGAGATGGATGCCGCCAATCTTGAGCGGCTGAATGACGGCGCACCGCTGTTGTTCAACCATGATCCTGATCGCATCATCGGCGTTGTCGAACGTGCATGGGTCGATGGTGAAAAGAAACGCGGTTACGTCAATGTGCGCTTTTCGCGCAACAAGCAAGCACAAGAAGTGCTTGCAGACGTACGTGACGGAATTCTTCGTGGCGTTTCATTCGGGTACTCCATTGATAAGATGGAGGAACGCGAAAATGACTTCGTAGCGACCCGATGGTCGCCTTTCGAGGTCAGTGTGGTCAGCATTCCCGCTGATCCCACTGTCGGCGTCGGACGTTCTTTGGACGATTCCGAAACCGAGCAAGCGGCCCCGGCCGCATCTCCTGTAAACCCTGTGACTGAACCTGTCATGGACAACACTCCTGACCTGGAGGTGATCCGGTCCGAGGCCGCTGAGGCCGAGCGCAACCGTATCGCCGCCATCAACAAACTGGGCGAGCGTCATAAGCTCCCCGAACTGGCACGCGAACTGATCGACGGCGGCAAGTCGGTTGATGAGGCCCGTGCTGCTGTCCTCGAAAAAATCGGCAACCAACCTGTGGAACACCGCATCGACGCCAACGATCTTGGCCTCTCCGAAAAGGAGACTCGTCAATTCAGCTTCGTCAAGGCTCTGAACTACCTGGCCAACCAGGGTGATGCTCAGGCTCGTCGTGAAGCTGAGTTTGAAATCGAAGTCGGCAGGGCTGCTGCTGATAAGTACGAGCGTTCTTCTAACGGCATCGTGGTGCCGAACGAAGTACTGCGTCGTGACCTGGTGGTCGGCACTCCTTCTGCCGGTGGCAACCTCGTTGATGATGAGCTGCTTGCTGGCTCCTTCATCGAGCTGCTGCGCAACCGCCTCGCTTTCGCTCAAGCTGGCGTGACCATGCTGAGCGGCCTGCAGGGCAACATCAGCATCCCCCGTCAGTCCAGCGCCAGCACCGCTTACTGGGTGGGTGAGAACGCTGCTCCGACCGAGAGCCAGCAAGCTGTTGATCAAGTCAACATGACGCCCAAGACCGTGGGTGCTTATGTGGACTACAGCCGTCGTCTGCTGCTCCAGTCCTCGATCGACGTTGAGGGCATGGTTCGTAACGACCTGGCTCGTGTGATCGCGCTTGAGATTGACCGCGCTGCTATCTACGGCACCGGCTCCAGCAACCAGCCTCTGGGTCTGACCAATACCACCGGCATTGGCTCCGAGACCATCACCACCTTCGGCACCTTTGCTGAGTACATCGGCATGGAAACCGATGTTGCTTCTGCTAACGCCGATGCTGGCAGCCTGCGTTACATCATCAACGCTGCTGCACGTGGCGCCCTGAAGTCCACCGAGAAGGCCACGAACACTGCTCAGTTCGTGTTCATGGACAACGAGATCAACGGCTATCCGGTGATCGTGTCCAACCAGCTCGCTAATAACGATGCGCTGTTCGGCGACTTCTCCATGATGATCATGGGTATGTGGTCCGGCCTGGATCTGACTGTGGATCCCTACGCTGGTGCTACCGCTGGCACCGTCCGCGTCATTGCTCTGCAAGACGTTGACTTTGCTGTTAAGCAGCCCGGCGCCTTCTGTTTCGGCACCTGATTGTGATGCGAGTTGAGATCAAGCGCAACGTCATGATCTCCGGGGAGCCTGCTGCGGCGGGCTCCTTCGTAGAACTTGAAGACGCTGCGGCAATGCTGCTGATTGGCATGGGCAAGGCGGTGTTCGCACCGGCAGTCAAGCCTGAGCCTGTTAAGCAGCCCGAACCAGAGCCTGAGCCGGTGAAAGAACCGGCAGTTCAACCGACCAAGCCTGTGTCTCGTCGCGGGCGAACCAGTTCCTCTACTCCCAAAGACTGATGGCTATTCTTTCCACCGGCCTGGAGAAGCTTTCTCACTTCGCCCTGGCCCCGACCGCTGAGCGCACTGATGCTCTTGACGGCACCGCTGTTGACCTGAACGATTACGAAGGTGACATTGTTGTCATCCTCGACGTTGAGGACGGCGGCACCTCCACCCTGGATGTGAAACTGCAGTCCAGCGATACCGAAAACGGCAGCTACGGCGATGTCACCAGCGTGTTCAACCTGGATGGCACCGAGCAAGCTTCTGCTGCTGTGGCATTTGCTCAGGTG